ACAGAATGCCTGGACGATGTGCGCGACGCAAACCTTTGTGACCTTCTTCGAATCCGTCAACAAGTGACTTCGCTTGTTCGCGTGTCAGATTGCCTGGGAACTCGATGATGCCAGAAGTATGTGAACCCTGACCGAAGAACCTTGCAGCGAACTCTTCCAACGCTTTTGACAAACCGAGGTTCTCTTTGACAAGTTCAATTCGTGAACGGCCACGCAAGTCGCCAGGTAAACGCAACTCGGACAGATGGATCATGTCTTCATGCTCAATCACGTCACGGTTGTCAAAGACGTAGATGAGGCGTCGTGACTCGTCGCGCTTCACTTCAACTTTCAAAGGATTCAACACCGTCAAACCTGCGACACCTTGATTGTCGCGAAGGATGCGTGTGAACGAGTTACCGTTCAACAACATCGAGACAAGTACCTGCTGGAAATGATCGGTGCGTGACACACCAACTTCAGGCATGTCAAGCCAATCTGGTCGTGGTCGGAATGGTCGGCGATCACCGTCAACACGAATGTATGTGTCCACTGGCAGAGTTGAGATAGAGTCCGCGATTAGTCGGACACACGCATACACGGTTCCGATCTTGAGTGAATCTTCTTGCGTGACAACTGTGCCGGCATTAGTTGTGAACTGGAATGCGTCACCCGCAGCGAAGAGCGACTGATAAGAGACAGCTCTTTCTTCGCCTCTTGGGTTGAACAGTCTTGACAGCATTATTGTTTATCTACTTTCTTTGACCGCTCCCAAGCCAAGGTGAAGGCAAGCAGAGATGCGCCCAAGAATATTAGCCCAAGCGGGACTGCAATGTAAAATATGCCGAGCGCAATCATGAACACTGCAACAATTTCCAATAGAACTATGATCATGTCTCTCCTCACACTACGAAGAACCCTGGTTGCTGAACACTCTCGACTCGTCTCGTTGCACGATCCACTGCCATCGCCAATGCTATCGCAGCATCAATCTTGCGTTTTGATTTACCTTTAGACAATCTCCAACCCATGTCGGTTGACCGTTGCGCAGCCGACAACACCTGATCGGTGAACACAGGATCGCCGTTGTGTGCGAGCCGAGCGTTTACGATAAACTCGTAAAGAGTTCCGCAAGCAGGAACCATTCGTGCAGTTGACTGCGAGAACTCAACCATCGTGAACCCTTCATCAGACATTGCTTCTGCAGAGCGTTGAAAGAACGCTGGGTCATAAGCAAACTCTTGCACTGTGAACTCGCGCCCAAGTTCGCGGATGTGTTGCTCGACTGCGGCCACATCCATCACACCGCCATCAGGATGCCAAATCTTCGCCCGAACAACAATCCGATCAGACTCCTGCGGTTGAGCAACCACGACCGCAATCGAGTCATGCTTCAACGCCATGTCAATGCCGACGAACACAGGAATGTTCGGATCAAGTTCATCATCGCTACGACACTGCTCCCATGCACCCTTCGGCAACCACGATTCACCATCGGTACGAACCCACTGATTCAACCTGAATCTTCGGTAAGAAACTTCGGCTGTCTGCATCATGGAGACTTCCATGTCACCGATATCAAGCAGACCTTCTGCAAGGTTAGGGTTCGCGGCGACCCATGCGTCGCGATCGTGAATGTCGCAGTCGGCTGGTGCTTCCCACCACCAGAAGCCAAATCGTTCGTCTTGTTTGCCGCCTGAGATGATTTCTTTGCCGTAGTTGTAAAGACGACCGCACACGGTGTCTAGGTCAAAGCCTGCGGTTGAGATGGCGACAATCATCGGGTCTTTACGCGCACCAGAACCCAACGTGAGCGCATCCCACAAATCGTCATTCGGTTGAACGTGCAGCTCATCAAACACAACCGTGGACGGGTTAAGGCCCTGCTGCAACTTTGCGTCGCTCGATAGCACACGGTAGATCGCACCGGTTGACGGAACCTCGATGACGTCTCGATACACCTTGCAGATACCAGACAGGGCAGATGATTGTGTGACCTGCCATTTGGCTTCATTGAATACGACGCGGGCTTGTTGCCGGTCGCCTGCCGCCGAATAAACCTCAGCACCAGGCTCACCTTCGATCAATCCATACAGTGCGATCAGTGAACCGAGAAGCGACTTGCCGTTCTTCCGACCCAACCCGATCAGGCTGCGACGATATCGAAGCAACCCGTCAGGACGACGCTCATACAAATCGTTCAACAAATTGCGTTGCCAACCAGTCAACACCAAAGGCTTACCAGCAAGTTTGCCTTTGCTTACATGCAGAAAGGTTTCAGCAAAATCTGCTAACGAACCACCTTCAGTTTGATTGTATATCGACGACGTTCTCCATGTTGGATCGGTTGTCAGCCTTGCGTTTTCTAAACTCTTCAAGTTCATTTTTGATCTTCACCTCCACGAAACCCAACCTGGCACGATCCACGGGAGTGAAACCGAGCAGGGATAAACAATCTAACACCTGAGCATCAAGCGACCGAAGCGCGGCACGATCACGCCAATCATTCTGCTTCAACACACGCATCCGCAACGCGACACGCTCATCAATTTGCTCGGCCACCACCTGCAACAACTCGATATCCATCTGCGGACTAATCCAAGTAAACCCAACCGACCACACCCGCTCCCAAAACTGTTGCCCAGCAGGACCCAACGGACGGTGAGCAACAGGAGCGACAGGCGAAGTCGGGATCGCAATCGTCGTCTCAGGCAACGGACGTTTACCAGGATTACCAGCCCTACGCTTCTGCTCAACAGGCTTCGGAGGACGGCCGACAGGTTTAGGCATCAGCCGAGAAGTCGTGCGCTAAACCATCCGACTCCAACACCGGCAGCACACCAGTGTGCTTCTGGTATCGAGCACAAATCACATCAACATAGTGCGGATCAAGTTCCATTAGGTACGCGGTGCGGTTGGTTTCGTTTGCAGCTATAAGAGTTGAGCCAGAACCGCCGAACATATCGAGCACAATTTCTCCTTGATTGCTTGAGTTCTTTATTGCTCGAGTTATAAGTTCTATTGGCTTCATCGTTGGATGTTCAGCATTCCGTTTTGGACGATCAATTTCCCAGACAGTGTCTTGTTTTCTATCTGGTGGAGTTTGGTGAGCTGCACCTTCTTTCCAACCGTAGAAGATTGATTCGTGCTTGTAGTGGTAGTCAGCTCTGCCCATCACAAGTGTGTCCTTAACCCAAACGAGTGTGTGTCTCCATATTCCTAGATTGCTTAAAGGGATGCTGAATGCTTGAAAGATGTTGCCTGAAGGTGCTGCAACATACCAGCAACCTCCTTTCTTTGTTACTTCATGTCCGGCTTGAAATGCTTTAGTTAAAAATTCTTGAAGAGCATCTATATCCATGTCGTCGTTTTCAATTGTCAGTGCATCTTTAGTTTTGCCCACATAAGAAACTCCGTAAGGAGGGTCGGTCCAAACAAGATCGGCTTCTTTGCCTTGCATCAAAACAGCAAGTTGATCTTTCTCGGTTGAATCACCACACATAACTCGATGCTCACCGAGTAACCATATATTTCCTAACTTAGATATTGACGGAACCTTCTCAGGTACATCGTCAACGTCGACTGGCAGATCGCCTTGCATCCCGTCTAATAAATCTGACACCGACTTAGAATCCCAGCCAGTTGCTTCTAACAACTCAGGGTCAAGCGCACTGACTTCGCCGATCAACGCCGCCAACGCTTCCTCGTCATAGTCACCAAGTTCGGCAGTTCGATTATCGGCCAACGCAAAAGCCTTTGACATCGCATCATCGTCATCAACCCACACGACCGCAATCTCCGACCAACCTAAAGCCTGCGCCGCCTGCAAGGTGTGGTTACCGGCGATAACGACGCGGTCGGACTTGCGCACCACGATTGGTTTACGTTGCCCAAACCGCTCAAGACTGGCCTTCACCGCTTCGACATCGCCGCGACGCGGGTTGCCTGGTAAGAGTGAGAGTTGGTTGATTGGGCAGGCAAGTTGGAGCAGGTCTTTTTGGATCATGAGAAAGAGTCTAGTTTCGCGGTCGCTCGCGCCCGCCAATGGCATGGGTCGTCCGTCGCTTGACCTCCAAAGTTTTGACCCACCCTCCCATCTTATACCCGCCTAAGTTGCGTCGCCGCGTCGCGAGTTGCAGGACCGGTGCGCTGGAAGAAGTGGCGAGTCTTTGTCGCCAGGTATGACGTGGTCAGCGGTCCACGGATCGCCGTCGCGTGGGCCTTCAAGACAGATCCAGCAGTATTGGGCAGACTCGCGTACTGCCTTGGCTCGTGCTTGGTAGTCGCCGGTGTAGTGAGGTCGGTGAGGCTTGGGATGGAGTCGGTTATAGGTGGCTTGGCAGTCTGGGCATCGGCGTGGGTTGGTGGTTAGATTGCCACAGGTTAGGCATGGTCTAGAGATGGTCATAATGGAGAGCGGTAGGCGGTCACGCCGTCACGCCATGTTATACATGGCGGTGAACGGCGTATGAGACAAATGGTTGTGTCGCGCCGTGGTCACGCCGTTTGCTAAACCTAATGAACATATAGGTTTGCTGAGATAAACGGCGTACGCCGTGGTCACGCCGTGTGTGCGTGGCGTGACGGCGTACGCGCCATATTTTAAGTAGGTCACGCCGTCACCATCGTTCGATTGGAAAGGCCTCTATCGGGCCGTCTAAGCGTTCTAATTCGGCTTTGGCGAGCTTCATAGCAGATCGAGCGGTTGCGCCTGGCAGGTCGCGGTATATGCGCCATAGTTTCTCTTGGGCTAGGCGGTAGTCAAGGTTGTGTTGTTTGATGAGGTCCATTGCCTTTTGGAGTGAATCTAAGCCTTTCTCGTTGGTCGTGAACATTTCGGTGGATTCGTTGACGGCGAGGTATTGGTCGCGGATCCAGGTGTGGCGTTTCTTGGTGGCGGTCAGTTTGATTTCGTCGCCGCTTCGTACCATTTGCCACACTAGGTCGACGTCGTCGTTCTTTGCGCTGGTGCCTCGTGCGCCTTTGGCTATGTCTTTACCTGCGTGGTCTATGCGGAGTAGTGATCGGCCTTCTTGTTTGAGGTTGATGGCTGTCCATCGGTAGAAGTTGCGGACGGTGTCGGCTTCGTTCTCTGCTCCTTCTACTGCTCGACTAAAGGTGTCAATGATGACGAGTTCAGCTTGGCAGACTCGAGCTAGGTCGCAGATTTGTTTGGCTCCTTCTGGTTTGTCGAGTGATGCGATTGGTGGAAGTGATGCGTAGTGGAGACGGGTCAGGTCGCTGTTTTTGTTGTAGCCCATTGCTGTCAGGCGTTCGTGGAGTTGAGATTGCTGCATCTCGTAGTCCATATAAAGAACGTTGACTGGGTTGTTATCTTTGCCGAATAGGTTGCGTCCGGTGGCGAGTCCTGCTGCGATGTAGAGGGCTAAGAGTGATTTGCCTGTTCCGCCTGGTGCGAAGATGACTACAAGTTGGTTGCGTGGGATGACGGGTTCAATTAGCCAGTCTTCTTCTGGGAACGATTGGTTCCAGAAGTCTGTCCAGTTGATGAGGACGTTGTCGGTCTTTGATGGTTGCTCGACTGGTACCAACGCTTTGCCTTCTTGTAGGAGCTTCTTGGCGAACGCTGATCGGTCGCCGTTGTGGTGCATGGCGGCGGTGTAGCCGAACCGTGTGTATGCGCCCGCAGGTAGCCCTGGGATTGATGTGGTGAATACTTTGAGGATGTCTTTGCCTTGCCATCCTGTGGTGGCTGAGGTGCCTTCTCTGATGTCTTTGCCTGGTCTGACCCAATGTGATTCACCTGATTGGTCGGTGTGTGCGAGTGTCCAGCCGTCTTGTCTTAATAGTTCGGGCCATGTGGTTGCAGCGCAGTAACGGGATGCTGGTCCGTCTTCTTCGAGCAGTAGTGACGGTGCGGTGGGTGTGGCTGGTGTGGCTGGTTCGGTTTTGGCTGTGAGGAGTAGCACCATCCATAGTGGCATGTCTGCTGGTTTGTGGTCGGCTATCGAGCGTTCGTCTGTCCATTGGTATTCTTTGCCGTTCGGGTGAACTGTTGGTGGTGCGAGTACTTGTCCGCCTATGCCTCGGATGTCGATGCCTTGTCCGAGTTTGCCTGATGCTTCGTTACGGATCGGTGCGTCGGTCAGGAAGTAGATGTGTCGTCCGCCGGAACCTGTGATGACTTCGAGTGTGTCAGGTAGTTTGCCGTGTAACTGTTCTAGGTCGGCGAGTGTGTCCGAGCCACGGTACTGTTCGCGATCATCGATGTCTACGACGATCAGGTAACGGTTGCGACATTCACCTGTCGCGATGCCAAGTCCGCAGTCTTTGAATTGTCCTTCGAACCATTGTCGGATTGTCGTCGGGTCGGTTGTCGCAGCGTTCTGCCAACCCGACATCGGTGGACGTTTCTCACCTTGTTTGATTGGTATGACACGCACACCTTTGTTGGCGTACGCGAGTGCAGTAGTTAACACGGACATGGTTCTCCTTAAGTGCAGGTCAGTCTAGTAAGACTGTCTGCGGTCACTTGGTTTGTTTGCGAATGTTGCCGATTATGTCGGCAGGTACTTCTCGACCACGCATGTCATACAGGAAGGTGACGAAACCGATCTCGTCTACCTTCTCAACTTTGTTCTCCATGAATGCTGTGGCGAGTGCGTTGATTGGCCAGATGACGAACCATGGTTCGCTGTCGTCGGCGACTTCACCCCACCAACCGTCTTGCTTTGAGTGACCGTACTGCACGATGAACGCTGGGATTTTTGCCATGTTGCCGAGCTGTGCGAGTGTTCGTGCGCCGACGTTGATTAGGTCTAGGACGGCGTGTTCGTGTTTGTAGTCGATGATTGCTTTCGGTACGCATTTGTCGTATTCGACCATGAGGAAGTCGATGTCCATCGCTGGTGTGTTGTAGCCCCAGGTGCGATGTCGGCCTGATAGCCAAGCATCTCGTTTGAAGTGTTGTTCATTTGATGTCATTGTTGCTCCTCTAGTTTGAGTAAATGTTTGGCGATCCATTGCGCTACTGGTGACGCTACGCCGTTGCCGCATTGTTTGTAGCGGTGTGTGTCGGCTTGTTCGGTGCCGTCGGCTTTGTATCGGGTGTGGTCATCGGGCCATCCCATAAGTCGCTCGCATTCAAGAGGTGTAAGGCGGCGCACTGCCATTGTTGGTTCAAGTACACCTGTGGATTGTTTTGTGCCTGCTCGTAGAGCGTGGTGGGTTGCACCGATTGTGTCGTTGTATTCGTCATAGGCAACTGCATGGATATCGGTGCTGGTGAGTGTGAACATCGGGTCGTCTTCTTCGGTGTGTCCTTTGCCTAAAGGTCCGTTGTGGTCCTGTCTGCCAATCATGTTGCCTTGAATACCGTAGGCAACTGATGGTGGTGCTTGGGATGATTTAAGTGTTGGTGCAATGTTTTCGGTGACGTTTGCGTTGCTGCCGAACTGTGTGTCAAAGGCGAGCATCGGGACATTGTTGCCACCTGTTCCCATGCGTTCTTTTAATGTTTGTACCGGTTCTTCATATATTCGGACATCATTTACTCGTGTGCCGTCAATCAGCATCGGTTCTACTACACATTTGTTTTCGTTGACATATTGGCTGCTAATCATCTTGGCATCCGAAGTATTTAGTGAACCGATTATGTCTGATCCGAGGATGCCACCATCTGTTCCAATGCTTGTTGCAGTCTTGCTGGTAGTACTTTGCCTCTTCGGTTTGCTCTTCGCAAGATGCCTTGGCAGGCTTTCGGCGACAGGTAGTAGCGGGTTTGGACATCGTTCGGCGAGGACAGGATTGAAGATAGCGATGACGAACACGCGCCTTCGTCGTTGGGGTACTCCGAAGTATTGCGCATCCAGCACTGCCCATTCGATGACCATTGCGCCTGCTTCAGCCATTTCGTTGATGATGATCCCGAAGTCAGCGCCTCGGTTGGAGTTGAGTGCGCCGACGACGTTTTCCCAAATAGAGATTCTTGGATATTGTCCATTAGTTTCCTTTCGTAGTTCTTTGATGATGCGTATGCCTTCGTGGAATAGTCCTGATCGTTCGCCTTCTAGTCCGCTGCGTTTGCCTGCGACCGATAGGTCTTGGCATGGTGATCCCCACGCAACAAGATCTATGACGGGTGCTTGGGTGAGGATGTGTTTGCCTGTGAGAGTTGATACGTCTTCCCATTTCGGTACATGAGGCCAATGCTTGTTCAGGATTGTGTTGGCGTGTTTGTCCCATTCGCATTGGAACACGGTTTGCATGCCTGCGTTTTCTAAGCCCATGTCGAATCCGCCGACACCGCTGAACAGTGACAGCACCTTCATTATTGCTCCTCATCTTGGTCGAATGGTGTCTGGTCGGCACCAGCAATGTAGTAGCCCATGGTGGGATGGTTGGGTGAGCGTCGTGGTCGGCCAAGTGTCGCACCTGGGTATCTGACACCGTTGCGCAATGTTTCATGGAATCGCAACGCATCAAACACACGATCCATACCGCCGTGGATGAGTGCGTCTGCGAGCATGTCGCAACATTGACGTTCTTGTTGAAGCGAGTTGCTTATTGCTATCAGTCGTTCTTTTTCTTGCTTATTCATGTGCAGGCCTCCTATGACCTAATCGTCTTCGAGTAACTGTCTTGCTATCCGAAGTTTCTCGGCAGCTCCCGCTGATTCGAGAAGACCGATAGTAGTAGATGTGACCTGCTCAGGCGGGCATATAGTAAAAAACTTTTGTTCGGTGGTCACATAGTTCTGGATCGTGGCGACCAGCACATACGCGGTGCAAACATTGTCGGCATCTACCTGTGACTCGATGAAGTATTTGATGCGGTCATCAATCGGATCTTCGCTCTCATTCATCGTCGTCCTCTAGTTTCTCGCCGCAGACAGGTTTGCGTGGCAGGATGCGGTCAGGTAGGCAGGCACAAAGTCGGGCTTCCATTATCGTTCCGCCACTGTGCGCGGGAACGGCAGGTCGTTGTATGCCTGGTTGAGTAGGCCGAGATAGCCGAGTGCGTCAGCGAGAGAGTCGTGATGCAAACGATTCTTGTCAAGGTTGGTGCGGAGTCTTGCCATCTTGACTGAGACCATGAAGAGGAGTGCGTCGGCGAGGCTGAGTTTGATGCCGGTTAAGCCTTCAAAGATGTGGATCACTTTGCTGTAGTCATCTACGACGTTGCCGTAGTCGTTGTTGCGTGGTCCTGTCACCAACTGGTGTGCTTCGAGCAGGATGTCTGCTCCGACTGATTCGGTTTTCATTGTTTCTCCTTGCAGATTTCGTATTTGGATTGGCTGAATGCGAGTAGCCGTCCGTTTGGTTCTATACCAACCCAGGTTGGTGCGTCTGGGTCGCATAGGCATCCTGTGATGCGGCGTGTGTCAAGTCGGACTTCACCGTCACACAGTTGGCAAACGATGTATGTGTCAATGCCGATCGTGATCACAGTTCAATGCCTTGCTGGATGTGGACGCGAAGTCGGTCTAGTTGTCCGCCGAGTGATTTGATTCGTTCACGACACGCCTCCAGTTCTTGATGCAGTGACTCGGCCGCGTCAACAGCGTTGTCACGTTGCTCGGTCATGTGTTCGAGTGCGACCGAGAGTTCTGCGACACGGGTTTGCAACTCGATTATCTCTTGACTCATTGCGAATGTATCTGCGGTCATTTCTTGCTCCTTCTGTCTAGTTCTTGTTTGAGTGCTGCTATTACTTCGAAGAGCCGATCTTGTTCACCGACACCGACGAATTGTCTTTCAAGGAACGCGATTGCGTCTTGTATATCTTTCTTAGTCATCTTGACCTCCGCTGGTTGGAACAAGAACCTTACTCTGCGTCTCCCTAGTGACGCAAAGTAAGGTTTGAGTTTTATTGTTTACCTACCAACGGTCGTCGGTTGCAACCTTTTCTACCTTCGCTGCGAACAGTTTCGGTGCGTTGAACCCTGCCTTCTTTTCACCATCAGCCGAGTATTTGACCGAGATTTTGTTGCCGGTCAACTCGGTGACGGATGCTTGCTTCGCTGCTTCACGGATCGCGGTGATCATCGCACCACGCGCCCAAATGTTCGCGTCGCCTTCTTTTTCTGTTTTGATTGTGATGACGTACACGAAACGTGGATCGCCGTTCGGCCATGTCTTTGCGACACCGGCTGGATCACGGTCTTCTAATTTCTTGACGTCTGTGACGATGCCCGAGTGGACATCACCAATCTTCTCGAACTTCAAACTTGGCAGTTTGGGTCCGCCTCCTGCTAGGAGATCTTGTTCATCTGACATTGCTTACCTCATTTTCTTTGCTTGGGAATCCGAAGGAGTCCGTTGATGTGTTCCATACGATGTCTTGTTCATCCCAACGTATTGCGCGACACAGGACAGCGAACTGTTCTGCACACGCCGCGTCGAGATGCCCTACGGCACCGCCTGCCGTTTTGAATAACACACCCTGAATCGAGTGGCAGAGACTCGTGATCAGGAGTTCGTCGCAATTATCGGACATGATGAGGTCAACTAGACCTCGTCCTATCTGGTATCTGCGATGCGATTTGAGTTGATCTAGTGAGATCGAGTGACCGTATTCGTTGCATTCGGTCGCGATCTTTTTCAGCATTGCCCGCTGATGTGGACGGAGCGAGTCGAAGTCTGTTTGGAGTTGTAGTACGCAGGTTCGGTCTACGCCTGTGTCGTATGTTCGGCCTTCGAATGTGTCGGTCATTTCTTTGCCTTCTTGCGTGTCAGTTTCAACGCTGGGTCAGTTTCAAAGAATTGGACATCGTTCTCGGCTTCGAGCAAGCCAACAATCTTGATGAGTAGGTCTATTTGCTCGTTATCGGCTTCACCGAGTTTCGGCACATCGACAGGCCAGAGTGACCGCAACATCTTCTGTGCCTTCTCTGGTAGGTGTTTGATTCGTGCTGTCATCCAGTCACGACGCTTGTCAAGACTTGGTTCTAGTTGAATAATTTTGGCTGATTCGAATTGTTCGTGTAGGTCGTTGCGTTTACGCCAAGCACGAACATCGAGTGCAAGTTGCAATCCTTTGCGACCTGCTTCAAGATCTACCCAATACAGTTCGCAGCGTCCTTCGCCTGCTGGTAGATGGAAGACGATTGCTTTGTCTTTCTCAATCATTGGCAGGCTGGTGCGTTCGGCGGTCTGATAGTTGTAGATGTGTTGTGCGTCGGCGTAGGCAGCTAACTGGATGGAGATTGCCCGCCACGAATAGGTTAGATCTGTGCCAGTCTTCAGGTCGGCGATGTACATTCGGCCATTGACTTCAACGATGCGGTCTAATGTGCCGGCATATTCAGATTCGTCGTTGATGACTACCGACTCGATGTAGTTCGGCATGATGTGAACACCGTACTTTTGCAAGGTTGCGACATAGGCGTCAAGGTCGGCTTGTAAGCCTGGAAGGATTGCTGGTTTCTTGCCGAGATCAATTAGTTCGGTGAGGCTGTGAAGTGCCGTACCGAGGTTCGCTCGATGACTGCCACCACCTGCGGTGATTGCTTCTTCAGCAATTTTATTGAGCGCGTTCTTGTCGTCAAGTTTTGTTGATGCTTGCGCAAGTAGGTCGGAGCGTTGGATGAGTCCTGTGATGACCATTCGGTTCGCCCACGATTTGAGTGCGGCTTCATCGTCCGGACTTTTCGCGATCGTGGTAACACGGGTATAGCCGCGTTGTTTGCCGTCAGGTGTTGTGACGAGGTATCGACCCCACCGATCTTTCGGTGCTTCTTGTCGTGTTTCTTCAAGCATGTGCAGGCTCCTTGTTTTCTTGGGAATCTATGTCGGTATTGACTATATCGGATCGGTGTTCG